GAGGATTGTTAATCCTCGGGTCACTGGTTCGAGTCCAGTCACGTCAGCAGTGGGGTAGCTCCCCTGTTCCTGAAACTCGGGCTGATCACCTGACGGAGGGAACGCGCACTTAGTTTAGCGGCCAAAACTCCTCCCCTTCCGGGAGGCGTCGCGGGTTCGAATCCCGCAGTGCGCCCCAATGCGTTTACACGTCTTCCATGAACGGGGTTCGTCTTGTCTCAGGTCACCACTTCCGATCGCGCCTATCGGTACACCTTCGCCGAGGACATCCCGAACGAGTCGTTCCCTCTTTCCGAGGGAGTCGAGCGGACACCCGAGCTTGACCAGCTCGCAACGGATTACATGAACGCGAAGCTGGCTCTTTACGCGGCTGTGAATCCTGGCCGCGTCTTCCCGGATCGAACCCTTTACTTCTCGGGAACCACCACGGTTTCCGAGATCACTTCGGAGAGTGCTCGACTCTTCCCGACTGAGATTTAGCAGGAGTAACCCCCATGCCCACCATTTCCGGCGATGAAGATTGCGCGGTTCATAAGAACCACATGCCGAAGCCTTACGGCACGGACCTTCACCACGTATGGCCGAAGGGCATGGGCGGGCCGGACGTGGCAGAGAACAAGGTTCCTGTATGCGCGACCGGTCACCAGAACATTCACCGGCTTCTTTCCAAGCTGGTCGAGGGTCACGGCGTCATTCCCTGGGAGGTCGAGCGGACGTTTCATCCTGGGGAACGGAAGTACGCCAGGCTTGGCTATAGGCGGTTCGTAAGGGGGGCCCTGTGACCCCGAAGAAGCGCCGTAGGGCGCGGCCGGCAAACTGGCTTTCACGGCGCGAGTACGCCATTAAGAGACGCTGCGAAGAGTGGGGTGTCCCGTACTCGAAGGTGAGTCGAGCGAAGGTCTTCAACCGTGATGGTTGGGTCTGTCAGCTCTGCGGCGAACCTATCGACCGAGTGATTCGGTTCCCGAAGCCGCTCAGCAAGTCTCTTGACCACATAGTCCCCCTGTCGCACGGCCCCGGCACTCCGGGGCACGTCGAGAGCAATTGCCAGGCCGCACACTTGGGCTGCAATTCCTCGAAGGGCAATCGCGTGTGAGTGATCCCATTCGGTAACCGGTCTATCTGCGATGTAAGAACCGGGAAACGAGGGGGCGAGCGTGAGCGAAATAGTCCGCTCCCCCTTCGGGCCGATTGACCCGCGAGAAGGCTTCTTCTACTACGACGAGAAGAAGGCCACGCACGCAATCAACTTCATTGAAAAGCTGGTCGTCCACACAAAGGGCCGCCACGCTGGCGCTCCCTTCATCCTTGACGAGTGGCAGAAGAACGAGATCGTTCGGCCACTCTTCGGAACGATGATGTTTGACGACCAGTACGAAGAGTACGTTCGTCAGTACCGTATTGCGTGGCTCGAAATGGCGCGCAAGAACGGCAAGAGCGAGCTTCTGTCAGCGTTCGCGCTTCTGGGCCTGGTGGGCGACTTCGAGGAATCCGCCGAAGTCTATTCGGTGGCCGTCGACCGCGACCAGGCCGGTTTGGTCTACAACACCGCTAAGCGGATGGTCGAGCTAAACCCGATCCTGAACAACCGCCTAGAGATCATCGACTCTAAGAAGCGGATCATTGATCGGAAGACAAACAGCTTCTATCAGGTGTTGCCCGGTGACGCTGCGGGTGCCCTCGGCACTAACCCGTCAATGGTTCTCTTTGATGAGGTACTGACGCAGAAGGACCGGCATCTCTGGGATTCCATGCGCCAGGGTTTCGGTACCCGTCGACAGCCGATCATGATTGCGGCGACTACCGCCGCATATCGAACCGCGGCCTTCGCTCTCGAAGAGCACGAACACTCTCTTCGTGTTCGCGAGGATCAGAACCTAGACCCTGCGCGATTCGTGTTCGCGCGTAACGTCCCCGATGACTGGGACTGGAAAGACGAAGGCCAACCGCCCTCGGAGAAGAACCCGAAGGGTACGGGTTGGTATCTCGCGAATCCCGCTCTCGGTTCCTTCCTGAACATCAATAACCTGCGGGCCGAAGCCATGGAAGCGGCCGAGAAGCCGACGGCTCAGAACAGCTTCCGAGTGTTCCGCCTGAATCAGTGGGTGTCTCAGGCGAACAGGTGGCTCGACATGCACCTATGGGACGAGAACGGTACGCCGAAGGTCGACCGCGACCGGCTGAAGGGCCGTACCTGTTTCGCGGGTATCGACCTGGCCGCTACGGGCGACTTCAACGCGTGGCTACTCCTGTTCCCCGGTACTCCTACCGACCCGGACGCCGAAGGCTGGACCGTGCTTCCCCATTTCTGGGTGCCACGGCCGGCAATCGAGAAGCGGTCGAATATGAAGAGCCACTTCGAGGTATGGGAGCGAGAAGGCTTCCTTACCGTGACCGAGGGGCCTACAACCGACTTCAAGGCAATCTTCCGGCACGTCGCCAGGGATGCCGAAGACTTCCGAATTCGCTTCTTCGGCTATGACCCGTGGAACGCAACTCAGCTTGTGAACGAGCTTGAAGAACACGGCCTTACGGCCGTGAAGGTGCCGCAGAGTGCCGCTCGACTCAATGACCCGTGTAAGGCCATTGAGAGCGCGCTAGCGGCCCGTGGACTGCACCACGGCGGTCACCCGGTGCTTCGTTGGATGGCGGATAACGTCGAGCTTGACGTGACCGGAGACGGTTTGGTGAAGCCGAGTAAGGCGAAGTCCGGCGAGAAGATCGACGGCATTGCGGCTCTCGCTAACGCCTTCTTCCTCACTGCCCTTCCGGCAGACGAAGAGGCTCATGTGACCTTCTTCAACTTCAACGAAGAGTATTCGGATGCCGAGCTAGAGGCTCTTCTTACTCCTGCCACCCGGCAGGAGGAACGGGAAGCGTACTTCTTCCCCGACGACGATTAGGAGATTCATGGACCGGCCCAACCTGGGCCGCTCCCTCCGTTCCGTCGCGTCTTCCTTTGTCCCGAACGTCTTTCAGGTCGGCAGTCTCGGTTTCCTAACCGCTTCTGCCTATGACGTTGCGCGCCCCCTTGGGCATTTCGCGGTGGCTGTGTGCCTCGGGCTGATCGGGTACGCCACGGACGGGGGTAAGCGGTGAGCCTGTTTACACGCATCGGAGAGATACGCGCGGCCCTCGGGGGCCTGGCTTCCGATTGGGAACGGGACGTTGAAACGCCCGGCATTCGCACGGCTTCGGGCCGGAAGGTGAATCGCCGGAACAGTCTTCAGATGGTCGCGGTATACGCCTGTCAGTCGCTTATCGGCGATGCTGTCGCGTCGCTTCCGGTGGACCACTACACGACGATTACGGGCCGGAAGGAAGCTATTCCTCGGTCGCCCCGATGGGTGACTCAGCCGAACCCGTATCAGACTTCCTATGACTTCTGGTTTCGGGTGGTCATCAGCCTTCTCTCTGACGGTAACGCCTTCATCTATACCGTGCGGAATGACCGTGGCGAGGTTCAGGCCCTTTACTGCCTGCACCCCTCTTACGTGTCGATTCTCGACGGCCCCCTAGGGGAAAACCGGTACGAGGTTTCCGACGACCAGGGCAACCTTCAGGGGCAGTACAACCGGTCTGAGATTCTGCACATTGCTGCCTTCACGGTCCCCGGCAACAGTCGCGGCCTGTCCCCTCTGGACATGGCGCGTGAGGCTATCGGCCTCGGTCTGACGGCCGAGGAATTCGGGTCGAGGTTCTTTGAGCAGGGAACCACGATGGCCGGTGTCATCGAGCATCCGGGGGCCCCTCGGCCGGACGAAGCGAAGCTTCTTCGGGACATGTTCCGAAAGACTCACGCGGGTGTGAAGAATTCCCATTCGGTCGGTGTGCTGACTGGTGGGGCTCAGTTCAAGCCGATCACGCTTTCCCCGGAACAGGCTCAGTTCTTGGAGACTCGGCGCTTCCAGAAGGCCGAGATTGCGCTTCTCTACCGCGTGCCCGCGTATCTGGTCGACTCCTCAGTTTCCTCTACGTGGGGAACCGGTATCGAGGAACAGAACAAGTTCTTCGTAGACCAAACGCTTATGCCGTGGATCGTTCGTATTGAACAGGCCGTGTCGACCTTCCTTCTTCCTGGTCAGCAGTACATCAGGTTTAACGTCGACGCTCGACTTCGAGCGAAGACGAAGGATCGTTACGAGTCGTATCAGACGGCGCTCTCTAACGGCTTCCTGAACGCCGATGAGATTCGGGCTATGGAAGACCTCGGCCCCCTACCGAAGAAGCTCGGGCAGCGCTATTACAGGCCGCTGAACCTGGGTGTAGTCGGCGAAGAGGATAAGGCCGCAAAGGAAGAGAAGCCTCCGGCCGGCACTTTGCCCCCGACGCCTCCGATTCCCCCCGCTGATCCGAATGCGGACCCGAATGCACAACAGGACCCGAACGTCACGGATCAGAAGGACGAGAAGAATGCAGATGGAGCGTAGGGCGGTCCCTACTGAGTTTGAGGTTCGTTCCGAGGGTGGCAAGTTCAACTTCTACGGCTACGCCCTGAAGTGGGACGCGCGCTCTCAGAACCTCGGCGGTTTCCGGGAACGTGTCGCACAGGGTGCGACTTCGGAAGCTATCGAGCAAGACGACATTCGGGCTCTTTACAACCATGACCCGAATATGGTTCTCGGCCGGAATCGAAGCAACACGCTTCGGCTTTCCGAGGACTCGACCGGGCTTCATTACGAAGTCGACATGCCCGACACCACGTATGCGCGAGACCTGGCCGTGTCCATGGAACGCGGGGACGTGACTCAGTCGAGCTTCGGCTTCAAGGTGCGGTCCGATGGCGATACGTGGGCCGAGGACGACGACGGTTTTCCGCTTCGGACTCTGACCCGAATCAGCCTCTTTGATGTGTCGCCGGTTACCTACCCGGCTTATGCCGACTCCACTTCCGGTGTCGGCTCTCGCGCTCTGGCTTCTCTGGCCGAACAGCGCGGTATTTCGGTAGCGCGGCTGGATTCGCCCGAGGCGATCCGGGCCGCTATCCGAGGGGACGACGCTCCGGCGCTAGATGAAGCGCGGACTCATTCTCTCGATCTGCGCGTGAGGGATCACGAATTCGTGAACCTGTCCCTTCGCGCGAAGCGGCTCTAGGTCGCCTTTTTTTGGCCCCGAAACTAGTATTGGGAATGACTATGGATTTCGCTGCGATGGCGAATGCTGCGCTCGAAGAGCGCATGAAGCTGGTTACCGAGCTTCGTTCTGTCGAGGGTGACTCGAACCTGTCCGACGCTGAAAAGCGTGAGCGGGTCGAGCGAATCGACCGCGACCTGATCCGGCTGGAGGCTGAAGCCCGCGACGCTATCGAGCGTGGCGAGCGTGAGGCCGAGGTTCGCACCCTGGCCGCGCGTGCTGGCGGCCTGGTCGTGCCTGGCACCCCCGAGGCTCGCGGCGGCGACCGCGACGAGGCTTCCGAGCTTCGCGCCCTGGCGCGCGGTGAGGTTGCGGGTGTCGACTTCGACCTTCGTACCGCGACCAGCGGCACGGCGGCGAATGCCGGTAACACCTTCTCGAACACCTTCGTTGCTCAGGTCATTGAGGCGATGCGTGTCCGGTCCGACTTCTTCTCGAAGGCCCGAGTTCT